GGAGAGTCAGGAGCAGCAGGTGGATACTCAGAAAGAATAATGGATGTAACAGGAATCAGCTCAGTTGGTATTACAATTGGCGGTGGTGGCGGAGGTACTTATTACTCTGGTGCTGGTGGTAATGGTAACACAACTAGTTTTGGGCCTTATATGTCAGCAGGCGGCGGACATGGGGCTAACAGACAAAACCAACACTCAGGTGGTGTAAGTGGAAACGGTAATGGCGGTAACTTAAATATTCACCAAGGTGGAGGTGGTTGTCATCACCACTCGTTTGGTCCAGGTGGATCAACATATTTCGGTGGTGCAGCACCGTCAGGGCATCCACAGGGTGGACACTTTGCACACAATCATCAAGGACACAGTGCGCCGGGTACAGGTGGTACAGGCGGGTATTTCCATGGACATAGAGGTTCAGATGGAAGACCAGGTATTGTAGTCGTTGAGGAATATAAGTAATAAATAAAAGACAATAGGAGTATATTAAACCATGAAAAAAGCACTTATAGGATATCAAGGTTGGGTTCAAGACATTAGAGATCCCGGCGAAGAATTTGAAATCTACAATGGTCCTGACGCATCAATCCAGTGGGTAGATGCTCCAGATGAGATCACTTTAGATTGGACATTAGAATGGTCCCCACAACAACAGCAAATGATTTGGGTAGAAAGAGATGGCCCATACACACAAGATTCAGAAGCACGTAGAGTTGCTTATGGTGAAGTTGGTGAACAGTTAGATATGATTTTCCACGAAATTCAAGAAGCAGGAAGTATTTCTGCTTCAGGACCGTGGGCATCACACATTTCTACAGTAAAATCAATGATTCCAGCACCAGCAGCACCAGAACTAATCACTGAAGAAGAAGCAATGGTTAGAAGAAATACTACAGAACCAAGCGAAGATAAGCCATGTAATTCAAGCACTTCGGACTTACCAGCTTGGAAAAGATACAGCGGCTGGACTGATAAATCAAACGATCCAGTTCCAGGCATTAACCAGTAAAAACGTAAGTATACTCCAAATATTAAAAGGCTCTTCGGAGCCTTTTTTTATTTCTGCCCTCTCTACCATAGGATAAATAATAGTAGTATATTATAAAATACACCAAAGGAAAAGATATGAAAATTAAAACAGTAACCATTGTTGGCGGCGGCTCTTCCGGTTGGATGACAGCAGCAGCACTTTCTAAATGTTGCCCACACTTAGATATTACATTAATTGAATCTAAAACAATTGGCACAGTTGGCGTAGGTGAAAGTACATTAGGACATATTAATAGATATCTTCAAATGCTTGATCTTAAAGATGAAGATTGGATGCCAGCATGTAACGCAACATATAAAAACTCAATTCAATTTACAAACTTTAGAGAAAATAAAGGCGAAGTATTTCAATATCCGTTTAGTGACGGATTCGATTATACTGATAAGCCAGGTGGCATGGAAAACTGGAGACAGTTAGCAGCACTAAAACCTGAACAATATACTCCAGAAGAATTTGCAAGATTCTTTTGTACAGGTAATACATTACTTGCTGAACAAAACAAGCAAACTAAAAACGAAGATGGCGTTTTAAGAAACTTTAATTTTGATTGGGATACTGCATATCATTTAGATGCAGCAGCATTTGGTCAATACTTAAAAGATAAAATTGCTATTCCTAACGGTGTAAAACATATTTATGGCGAAGTACATTCCCATATGAAAGACAATACAAACAGTTACGTTACACAAGTATTATGTGCAGACGGAACTAAGTTAAACAGTGACTTGTATATTGATTGTACAGGTTTTGCATCTATTATGCTAGAAGGTTGGATGGGTTCACACTTTATGAACTTTGAAAAACACTTAGCAAATGATAGAGCATGGGCATGTAGATTACCTTATACTGATAGAGAAAAACAAATGCACAACGTAACTGATTGCCATGCACTTGGTAATGGTTGGGTATGGAACATTCCTTTATGGAATAGAATTGGTACAGGGTATGTTTACTCAACAAGATTTACAACACCCGAAAAAGCTCAAGTAGAGTTTAGAAAACATCTTGCAGAAGCACATACACCAGAAATTGCTGAAGCAGCAGAAATGTTTGAAGTTAAAATTAAACATGGTTATAGACATAGAGCATGGAAAGGTAATGTAGTAGGTGTAGGACTTAGTTACGGATTTGTTGAGCCATTAGAATCAACAGGACTGTTAACTACACACGAAAATATTATTAAACTAGTTGATATATTAAACACAAGAGACGGCCATGTAACTAGAACTGAACGAGAAGGCTTTAACTTTTCTTGTGAATATGATGTTAAAAAGTTTAGAGACTTTGTATCACAACACTATGCATTCTCTATGAGAGAAGACACTCCATACTGGAGATGGTGTACTGAAATAAATGAATATGATCCGCTTATGCATTCAGATGAAATGCAAAAACATTCACAGTATGTTGCTATGATTGGTAACATTGTAGGCGGTCATGCGTACGATGAAACATATACAGGAAATTGTTTTATTACAGCGGGAATGGGCATTAGAGCGACTGCTACACCCGAGTTAGTTTTACGAGGATCTAGTCGTAGATTCGAAGTAGATATACAAGAGGAAATAGGTGCAGTTGATCGCATGTATCAACAGTATAAAAATTTTGTATTAGATCATCTAGAGAATCTACCTAGTCATTATGAGTACTTAAAAGAAAACATCTATGGCGGGAAAGATGATTACGAGCTTGATTAAAAAGTTTTTTAATAAGCAAAAGCCACACTTGCGGTTCTATAGTCTGTATCCTGGAGTTGTAGATGTTCATCCTATTTTTCAAGCATCTAAATTACCAAGAAACTTTACAAAAAATCAACCCCCTCCGCAAGTTGAAAGACTAGAAGCTAACGTTGCTAAGTGTCCTGGAATACGAAAAGTTGCTATGACAGGATGGATAGTACCAGCACCAGCAGACTTTATTATTAGAACAAATGGTGACGGTGTTAGTTTTGAATGGCGCGAGCCGATTAAGTTTGACAAAGAAATGCCAGGTACTGAATCATATATTATGATGCATACTGAAAGTCAAACTGTACCTGTGCTTGATGATGTTGAAAACACATTAAGGACAACAGTAAAAGTAGAAACTCCTTGGAGAGTTGAAGCTTCAGACGATATTGTATTGTTACAATTACCACTTACATATGCTAATGAGCCTAGGTTTACAGCAGCACATGGTATACTAGACCCAATGCAATCACACGTAATAAACTTACAACTGTTCTGGAATGTTTTAGAAGGAGAAACATTAATTAGAGCAGGAACACCATTAGCTCAGTACATTCCTATTAAAAGAAGTGAACTGAATTATAGTGCGTACGATTATTCAGTTGCATCACAACCAACTGAGGTTGACATACAGAGAGAAAAAGCGTATAATTATGCTGCAAACTGCTCGTTGCTAGATAAAGACACTTTAGCATCAAGATTAAAAAGGGCAAAGGCAGTGTTAACTAAGTATAAACACAAAGGATGAGTACAATGACAGAAAAAAATAGAAATTTTGTCACTAAGTTGGAAGCTGTAAAAGCTCAACTTCAAGCTGACATGACTAAAAGCAACGAAGAACTTGCTAAATTAGAAGAAGAATTTGCTGATTTAAAATTAAATCCGTATGGTATTACTTCTATTGACTTTGCAAAGAGACAAGAACTTTCAACTGATGTTCTAAAGATGGAAGGCACACTTATGGGTTTAGATTTAGCTATTGAAACCTATGAGGAAGAACATGGTAAATCCGACTAATGAAGGAGGCATACACCTCTTTCCGCCTACAATATGGAAATACACATATAACTTTCCATATGATAAACTAGAGCAATCAATAGAAGAAGTTTTTGCTTCTGTTGAAAAAAACTCTAGTTTAGAAAAAGGCGCCGCACTATCTACTGTAACTTTACCTGAAAGACAGCAACCCCATACTTGGGAAGAACTTGCTGAATTTCAAGAATGGCTAGGCATTAAGTTAACAGGAATAAAAGAAGAATTAAATTTTTACGAAAGACAGTCATCGGTTATCGGTTCTTGGTTTAATAGACATTACAAGACAGGATATACTGAGGAGCATTGTCATAACTATAGTACGTTTGTAGCAAGTTGCTATATCAAATGCCCACCTAATAGTGGTAATATTGTTTTTAGAAACCCTTTAGAATATCACTTCTCAAACTTCCCTATAGTAAACGAAACACAAACATTGCAAGAAGTGCAATGTAAAACAGGAGATGTTATTATTTTTCCTAGTTGGTTAAAGCACTTTGTTACAGAAAACACAACTGACCAAGAAAGAATTGTAATGACTATTAATATTAAGTAATGGACTTTAAAATTTGTTATCCAGATGCAAACACTATTGATAGTGTTATAAAGGTAAAGTCCTTAGAGGACTTTAAAGCCGAGTACTTTGACTTAGGTGAAGGTATAGGTTATTGGATTGCTGATAATCCTTTTTATGATAATGGGTTTGAATTGTTTAAGGGTTTAGTAAAGTCTTTTCCTATTGTAAAGGATAATAATGCAGAAGGTAATTTAGATCCTAACCCGTTTGATACAATACATTTACCAGACTGGACATACAAAAACATTTGTTTTTTAATACGTGATTTTTACTTGAAGCATGTTGAAAATAATATGTTTGATCCGCAAATACACGAATGGGGTAATGTGTATTATAAAGAAAGAGCTAAACCTATTAGTTGTTGGCGCATACCGCATGTAGATTATCCTAAAGGACTAGTAGGTAATTTATGGTTTACAGGACACAATTTAGCAGACTCTTGTACAAAACTTTACAAGTATCAAGGGACTGTAAAAGACAGTTTATACGATTTTCAAACTAACAAAGATCATCCTATGTATGAGCGTTGGTCACAAATTGCAGATAATCCACAAAGAGCAGATGCTTGGTTTAACATGTCAGATGATGAACTAGCAGAATGGGGATTTAAGTATATGGGATCAGCACCATCAGTAGAAGGTAAAATGACAATGTATAGAGCAGACATTAGTCATGCAGCAGTTATTTCTTCTGATGTAGATTTTAGATGGAGTCATACATTTGCATTTTCAGATGATTTTCCACCTGAAGTTAGAATGGGCGACTTGGAGTTAAGGATATGATGAATTTGGATATGTTCTTTCCTACCCCAGTTTGGTGGGAGCAAACAGAACTAGACAATACAGATATGCTAAAACTTTGTTATCAATTACACAAAGAAGATGACAATGGAAGAGTATTAAGTAATCAAGGAGGCTGGCAATCAAAAGATTTTAGGCCTGATGCATACGATGCAATGAAACCGTTACATGATGCAATAATGAAACAAGCACATCAGTGTATTAGAGATTACGGATACTACGAAGAATACTGTTATCCTATTATGGAAAACTTTTGGTTTAATATTAATAAACAAGGTAATACTAATTCAGTGCATATACACGACAATAGTTTTATATCTGGAGTATACTATGCAAGTGCAAAGCCTGGACAAGGTAATTTAAATGTTTATAAAAACCATATGCAAGACTTTATTATTGCTTCAGCAGCACCAATGCAAAACTATACACCTATTAGTGCAGCAGCAATTGCGTATGAACCAGTATCAAGTAAACTAATATTGTTTCCAGGTTGGTTACCACATGGTGTGGAAAGAAATACAACAGAGGAAGATAGAGTTAGTATATCTTTTAATGTTAAGTTAGTGAGGACAGATGATGAACGACTTCAGTCAAAGAATACTTAACGAAACAAACTTAGCGTTTGATGATAAGCCACAACTATTTAAAAAGTTGCTTGAAGATCCTAGTGAATTAGTGTCCTGGAAAGATATCGAGCAACATACAAATAAAACAGAACGTTATAATTTTGAACTTATAAATCCAAATAGTAGTAAAATTGAAATCCCTGCAAGTAGAAAAAACTGGATCTATGACAGAGCTGTACAAGATAAAGGTTTTATATTTGATAAAGTAAACGCAGGCTACGGATTAATTTGTTTAGACTACGGATTTCATAATCAAAAAACTATGGATTTTCTAAGCGTATTTGAAAATATGTTTAGTGTACATGCTGCAATACATGTGTATTGTGGGTTAAAAGATTCTAAATCTTTTACTATACATGACGATTATCCTTGTAACTTTATTATTCAAGCAGAAGGAAAAACTAGATGGAAAGTTTATAAAAATAGAATTTCCTACATGCACAGAACAGGATTAATGAACGGTAAGTTAAGTGATAGCGACATGGAAGTAGAAATTGATGTAGAATTAGAACCGGGTGATGCGTTATATATTCCGTCAAGACAATATCATTGTGCATACCCTAAAGGAAAACGTATATCTTTAAGCATTCCTTGCTGGCAAAAACTACCAACAGAGCCAATAGAAAATGCAGTAGATAGAAACTATTATAGGATCAACAATGTTTAAACCAATTGAAATTGAAAATGTAATCGAAAAAGATTATCAAAAACAAATACTTGATGTAGTAACTGACATAACTTTTGATTGGCATTTTATGGAAGATACAACATTTGAAAAGACTGATACACTTAATAGATCTACACCTAGTTTTGCAAATTTAGTATATCATCCTAACAATAAAGAAAATCCAGGACTTGAATTTTTTACTCCGTTATTACAAAATACTTGTGCAAAAGCAGGACTTGAATTAGATCAACTGTTGCGTATGCGTTTAGGTTTTTTACTTAACACAAAATATATGATGCCGCATGTAAGGTACCAATACAACACACCACACGTAGATTTTGAACAAGATCACTATACTGCATGTTATTATATTAATGAGTGTGACGGAGAAACTGTTGTGTTTCATGAAACAGAAGAAGCAGAAAAGTATAAGCCTATGCATAAAAGTATGCCACAACAAGGTAAAGTATTAGTATTCAACGGAAAACATTATCATGCAAGTACATGTCCTAAGATGTTTACAAAAAGGATTGTAATGACTATGAACTTTACAGCGAGACAAATAGATGGATAAAGAGCAGTATATAAATGAATTACTAGAGCGTGACAAACAATCTAGTTCACGTATCGTTGCTCAAAATCTAAAGGATAGATTTACGTATCCGTATCTGCCTACTATGGTAGTTGATAATTTTTATGAAGAACCTGATCAAGTGCGAGATTATGCATTAAGTTTAGAATATTTTAAAGGTGATAGAGGAAGTTGGCCTGGAGTAAGAACAAAACTATTTCATGAGTTTGATCAAAAAAGTTTAGATTTATTTGGAAAAAAGTTACTTGTATATCTTAAAGATTATGGCTATGAAGGATTTGACGAATTACAAACAGCTTTTCATATGACTCCAGAATCTTATACAAGAGGATGGGTACATGACGATGATCCGAAATTAAATGTTGCAGGTGTAGTATACTTAAACAAGGAAGCACCTAAAAAAACTGGTACAGTTATATATGAAGATATGGACTTTGACGGCGGCAAATATGCAGAAGCATTTATGCAAGATGTACTAGACGTTCCAGCAAAAGAAAAAGAAGAATTTAATCAATTACGTGAAGCACAAGTTGCAGAGTTTAAAAAGACAATAACAATGGAAAGCGTATACAATAGAGCTATTATTTTTGATACTAGACTATGGCATAGTCCTGAATACTTTTATGGTTCAACAGTTAACGATTCTAGAATTACACAAGTATTTTTTGCGAGGGCAATATGATTAGAACTATTACACAGCCAGTAAAAATTATTGATAACTTCTTTGAACAGCCTTGGCTAATAGAGCATCACGCAAACAAACAAGAGTTTATAGAACAAGATAATTCTATTTTTCCAGGATTAAGATCAAAAACATTAGACGAAATTGATATTGATATGTTTGAAAGATTACTAGGTAAACTTATTAAGCATGTATTAGGTAAAGACATGTTCACTTTCTTACATTGTGAATATCAAAAAATGAACGACAAGTGTATTGATCAAATTAAACAAATCAGCACACAGGCAAATATTGCTGGTACAGTATTTTTAACAGAAGATACTGAACTAGATACAGGTATTTGTTTTTACGATAAAGCTCATACAGCAACAATAAATGTAGAAAATGTTTATAACAGATGTGTATTATGGGATCCTAAAGAAGCCTATAAAATTTTAAAATACAAACCTAACACACTTATGTTAACGTTTTACGGAATAGCAGTACAAAGGTATCCAACACAATGACAGATGATATTATAGTAATCGATAATGTAATACCTAAAGATTACTCAGACCACATTAGAACACTTTTAACTGGTTGGGAATTTGGCTGGGTGTTTAATCAAACAATGGTATCACCAGATGCAGAACTACAAGGTGAAAGTAATCATGCAGGATTTAATCACTTCTTTTACGAAAAGCAACAAGCAGTAAGTCAACACTTTAACTTTGTATATCCTCTTGTTTTAAGCATTACTAGTGCGTCTAAGACGCCGTATAACAGGTTAATACGCATGAGGGCTAACTTGACCCTACCTAATAAAACAAGCACGTTAGAACACCATATGCCGCACATAGACAGCTTCTTTGAGCATTGGAATGCAATTTATTATGTTAATGATTCAGATGGCGAAACAGTTATCTTTAACGAAACAAACGATGAGTATGACGCAGGTAAAGATGACATTATGCGTATTCAAGAAAATAAATTTACAATTAAAAAACGCATTATGCCCAAGCAAGGTAGAGTAGTTATATTTCCAGGCAAGTATTATCATTCAAGTAGTTTTTGTAAAGATTCACCTTATAGAGCTGTTATTAATATTAATTTAGACAGGGTTCAACTAGGATGAGCGAATACTACTTACACCAAAGTCAATATATAATTGAAAATAAGACTCAGATATTTGATCATTTAGATAATGCACACAGCGTTTTTAAGAAAATATTTTCTGAAAATAATGACAGCACATGGTCATATAATTTGTACAATGTGTTTGCACTAACTGCACCTAGCACTATTTTTTATAACATATATAAAGAGCTTGGAACATTTGTAAGAAGTAATATAGGTGATGATCGACCACTGTGGATACAAGCATGGTTAAACTATCATAGACCAAATGAATGCTTAACACGACACGGACACGAATTTGATTGGCACGGATATATTAGCATTGATCCTAAAAGTACACAAACTATATTTGATAATTGGACTATTGATAACAAGCCAGGTCAAATATATTTAGGCCCAGGACATGCTGAACACGAAGTTAAAGTACTAGAACCATATGAAGGTTATAGAACAACAATAGGGTTTGATGTACATTCAATACCAAATAATTCTTTTATTAGAAATTATGAAGAAAGACCTTTTGGTAATATGGGGTTAATGCCACTACTATGATAGAAGATTATAAAATTATACGAGGCGCAGTATCAACAGAACTCTGCGAATTTCTTGCATTAGAGTACGAACTGATGGAAGAAGTTTGTAAAGTATTGTATGCTGGTGCCGACTTATCTGACCTTGAAGAAAACACTTTTGCGAGATACGCTCCCTTGATGTTTGAAACATTGATGGTAAAACTAAATCCTTTGGTTGCAAAAGAATGGGGTCATGAGTTGGTACCAGTGTACTCTTATGCTAGGATATATTATAAAGGTTCGCAACTTAAAAAACACTTTGACAGACCTAGCTCTGAAGTATCAGTATCAGTTGCAATATCAAAAGAACCAGAATACAATTGGCCAATATACATTAAAAATGAAGATGGTGTTGAACACGAGATCAATTTAGATGTTGGCGATATTGTTATATACAGTGGACGTAGGCACGAACACTGGAGAAACCCGTATGAGGGTAACAAAATAGTACAAGCGTTTCTACAGTACGTAGAAGCCGATGGACCATATTCACATTTAAAATGGGATACGAAACCAGCATTAGGACTTCCAGCAGAATTTGTTCGTCAAGAGATAAAAGACGAAGTGCAGAATGTTAAAGATATGCTTGGATTTAAGCGTTAATTAGTCGCTGACTTTAGTAGGGCCTGCAACGATTTTTGCCGGACCGTGACGCTCTTCAAAGATTCTTGCCGCTGCTTCTTTGCTTGGTGCTTCACAAGTGTCCTGAGTAATAGGCGATTTACCTACCTCTTTTCTAATAATCATTTTGTAAGTTGCCATATTTGTATAACTCCTATATCTTTATTTATCAATATTCTTAATCCATTCATCGATTGTCCAGAATGGAGCCACAAGCTCTTTGTAGCGTTTTACGTTAGTATTTAGCACGTTTCTACCTGTTTCAAGTTTATCTTCAAACTCAGTGCTAAAGTATGTGTTAGGAAATATATGTAATCCCTGTATTACTTGCATCCATGCTGCTGGCGAATAACCGTTAACAACAGGCTCTACACCAACAAATCCTTGCCAATAATGATCCCAGTCTTTTAGTTTCATTGCTAATGATTCTGGAATACGTTCTGGGTCATGTATATGACTTTTCCAGAAGTCTGTGTCATCTCTACGTCCTCTAAAATGCAATGCAATAAAGTCTTTAATATCTTCATAAACTGTATTAACTCTATGATTAAATCTATCCCTGTACAGTGTGTGATCTCTTCTAGTAGGATCCCACAAATCTTGCATAGCATACAGTGACTCGCAAATAACTGCAATACCGTTTGCTTCTAATGGTTCTAAGAAACCACTGCTTAACCCAATTGCAAAAACATTATTTTTCCAACTTTCTTTTGCTACTTCGGGTGTGTATGTAAATGAAGCAACAGGTTCTATATGTTCACCACATACACTTCTTGCTTCCTCTAATGCTTGGTCTGCTGTAATATAATTGTTGTCATAAATGTAACCATTACCAGATCTGTGTTGCAAATTAATATTCCAACGCCAACCATATTTCATTGCTGTTGCATTTGTTGTTACTGAATACTTAGGTTCGTCCCACCATGCAATAACAGAGTTGTGTGTAAAATGATCTGAGTAATTAGAGTATTCTGCTCCTAATTTTTTTCTAATTAGTAACTGTGCAAATCCAGTACAATCAACAAACCATTCTCCTTCAATTTCTCTGTTATCATCTAAAATTAAAGTTGTTATATCACCTTTATCATTTTGTTTAGCATCTACGTATGTGCCTTCAATCAATGTAATATCTCTTTTAAGAGCCACTTCTTTCAAGTATGCTGCTGTTGCTCTACTCTCATTGTGCCACATAGCAATAATTGGTAGTTCTGATTTAGAAGCACCAAACGGAACTTTATTTTCTTTAATAAAATAGTTTGCATAGAATGCATCTGCTAAAGGAACACCATTACCTAGCAGTGTAGCCTGATATAAATTCTTTTGCCTTTCAGCTGCTATTATACCGGTAAATTGTCCTAAGTTCATATTAAAGACACTAGCGTTAGGATTGTCTGACCATCCATCTAACCAAGGTGCATAATCTGTTTGCAAACAATGAATGAATTCACTACCTACTCCTGACCAATCTTTAAAACGTCCACCTAGTTTTGGTGTAGCATTTGCTTTAGCAACAAAGTCATCAAAATCAATATCAAGATACTTTAACATATCAACAAATGTAGTTGTACCGCTTTCACCAGCAATAATAGGTGGCTTATTAGGATCTTCAACAACAGTAATATTCATACTAGGTCTTGTCTTTTTTATTAGTAGTGCAGTTAACCAGCCTGCAACGCCGCCGCCTAATATAACCGTATTAGAATTCATGGTGCATCTCCAAGTAACGATCTTTTAATATGTTTAATGCTTCTCGATGTGTGTAAATTTTTTCATCTGGCCAATCTGCTAATTGTTTTTTCATTAAATTTGTTAAACTTTCATTGTGTCTTTCTGCAAAATTTTCTTCCCAAAACTTTTTACAAGCATCATAATCAAAAAGATGTAAGCCGTGCATAACTTGTATCCAATTAAGATAACTGAACATAAGAGACGGATCAACAAAGTGTCCTGAATTAGGATAAGCAGTTTTAAATGACTGTAGTGTTTCTTCGTTGAATGGCGTTAGAACAATACCTTCATCACACCAACGCCAAAACTCTGAGTCATTACGTTTTGTAAGATAATGTATCTGAATAAAGTCAATGATGTTAGTAGCAATTAAATTCATTCTTTCATTAAATCTTTTTGCAACGGTATCATCATTTTTTCTATAGCACAATAAACTACCTACAAGTATATTAACTTGTTGTATTGTTGAACCTATTGATGTTGCTTCTAAAGGTTCTACAAACATAGCACTAAGCCCTAATGATACACAATTCTTTGTCCAAAACTCGTTAACGTAACCAGCATTAAATTTTACACGTTTACCTATTTCTAAATCTTTAATACCTAAATGCTTTTCATAGTGCTGCGATACTTCATCATATGCTTGTGTTTCATTAATAAATTGATCACTAAACACATAACCATTTCCATATCTATCTTGTGTAGGAATTCTCCAACACCAACCACTGCTTAGTGCGGTTGCTTCTGTATAAGATGGTATGTCTTCAGTTCTAGCAGTAGGAAATGCAATAGCACTATTCATAGGAAGTTGATGTCCACAGTCTATCCATTTTTGTCCTAGTTTACTTGATATAACTCTATTGAAGCCACTACAATCAATAAAGAAATCACTGGCATGTTTTACACCTGCTTCATCAACTAGCTCTTTAACATTGCCTGTTTCATCTAAAATTACATCTGCAATATCAACATCTAATACTTCAATACCTCTTTCTATGCATAGACGTGTAAAGAAGTCATTTAACTTATGTGTATCAAAATGGTACTGAGCAAAACTATCATGAAAGGGCTCAGCATGTAAACTATTAGCAGTTCTTTTCCAAACAGTATCAACAGGATCCCAATTTTCAGCAATCATTCTCATCCATTGAACAGGTGCTTCATTAAGCGGATCTAGAGCCGAAAACTGTTCTGTTAAACTGTGGAAATAATGTTTCCCATCTCCTTGCCAATTAGTAAACTTAATACCGATTTTAAATGTTGCTCCTGTTTCTCTAACAATCGTTGGAACATCAATATCAACATGGTGCATAAATTTTTGCCAGTGTTCTGTGCTACCTTCACCAACGCCAATAATACCAATCTTACTTGATCTTAAAAGTTTTAATTTTAATAGAGGGTGGGATTTTCTAAGTGTTAGTGCTGCAACTAATCCACTTGTTCCGCCACCTAATATTGTTAGAGATTTTATCATAACTTATAAGTGGTTCCTTTCAATATGTTTATTGCTTCTCTACATTTTACAAATCCTTCAGTAGGAGTTTGCGGCAATGAAGATAGTTGTGCTGTGTCTTCAGCACGATATTTACTGTAACGTTTGTTGTACAATTTTTTAATGCTAGGAATATCAAACATACGCAATCCATGCATAACTTGTATCCAATTTAAATGATCGTAAATTCTAAAACTTCCATGCATACCGTCTTCGGGTAATAATATTTGATTTACAAATTGTGTTTTAAAATTTTCTAAGTTTTGTTTATTAAAAGGAGTAACTTCTATTTCATTTTTACACCAACGCCAAAACTTTGAATCTTCTCTTTGTGTAAAATAATGCAATTGAATAAAGTCTAACACATTACTTAAACAGTCATCAAATATCCTATTGTATTCATTTATAGTTGCTTGATCGCCACGTTCCCAAGATGCTAGTGCAGCAACTAATGCTCTTGATTGTTGTATAGTTGTTGAAATACTACTTGCTTCTAAAGGCTCTACAAAGTTACTGCTAAGTCCAATGCTAACACAGTTCTTAATCCAAAACTTATTAACCTTACCTGAAACAAAATTAATTTTTCTACCTATATTAATTGTATCTGAAAATAACGATTGTATTTCTGCTATGGCTTCGTCTTCAGAAATAAATTGATCACTAAACACATAACCGTTACCAAAACGTTCTTGTACAGGACTACGCCAATGCCAACCAGCACTTAATGCTTTAGAAAGTGTGTAAGGTGGTATCTCTTCTTGGCGTGGTGTTTGAAAAGCAATAGCACTATTCATAGGTAAAAATGATGACCAGTCTACCCATTCAGCACCTAGTTTACTTGCAATAACTCTTTTGAATCCACTACTATCAATAAAAAAGTCTGCGGTGTGTGTTCGTCTTTCTATGTCGACTACTGAGTCTACAAAGCCCCCGTCACCAATGTTAACATCTACAACTTCTGTAGTTATAACGTTAATACCTGCTTCAATACATCTCTTTTCTAAAAATGCATTTAATTTTTCACTATCAAAATGGAACTGATAGTAATCTTCAAATGGCGGACTTACATATCCTTGCATAGGTAAATCCCAATGCAACGATTCAGAGTCAACACCTTCTGAAATCAATCTCATCAATGTATGTGCATCACCTGTGTATGCATCTATAAATACATATGGTTCTGCTAAACTGTGATAGTAACTGGTTTTGTCACCGTGCCAATCTTCAAACTTAATACCAATCTTAATAGTTGCGCCACATTCTTTTGCAAGATCAGTCATTGTAATACCTACTGCATCAGCGAATCTTCTCCAATGTTCAGTACTACCTTCGCCAACACCAATAGTTCCAATTTTATCAGATTTAATAAGTGTAATGTCTAAGTTGTCAATAGACTTTTTATGATATAGTGCAGTCATTAGTCCAGCATTGCCGCCACCTAGCACAAGTAATTTATTAATCATTTCTTTTCCTTGGTATGTACTTCTAAACTTGCAACCGAGTCTGTTGCTAGATTAAAATTTATATCCCCATATGGCATTGTATTAAAACTTATAATGTATCTATCTTTTTCTCCGAAGTGCGGTGTTGAACTATGAAATAACCAACTAGGAAATAAAACAAGTTTTCCAGCTTCAGCTTCACTAAACCAGTGCGGACTATAATCATGTCTAAGCACCTCTAGTTGTGCTTCTGTTCTATGCTTAACAGGATCTTCAAATACTGTTGCAGAACCTTCAGTGAGATAATATACACCACTTAAAAAACTCATAGAGTGTCTGTGATATTGTAAACGCATACCTTCTCTAGGCAATGCTCTATTAAACCAACTGCTTGTAATTTTAAAACCATCGCAGTCAAATTTTTGTTGTACGTGAACTTGCTTTATGCAATCATTAATCCATGAAAACAAAGGTTGTAATTCTTTCTTATCATGCAAGTTTCTCATTGAGCTAATTGTTTCTGATTGCTTCACATGATCTGCATACTGCTCACACAAAGGAATCAAAGCATCGTTGTCAAGCTCTGTGTTACGAAATTCAAATAGTTCTGTTGGAAACGTAGGTATTACTTTCATTAAAACTCAACCCAGCCTGTTAAAAGATATTTTTCACCACTTAATGGCGGATTGCCTCTGTGAGTATGGGTGTAACTTGCAGGCCAAACAACTAGTGTACCTTCAGTAGCAGCAATACGCTTCTTTTGGTACAACCATTCTGTTTCTCCGCCTTCGTCAACTGTATTAAGATACATTCCCCACGCTGCAATTCTACCTGACCTTTCTTTTGTATCTGATTCAAAATGCCAAGTATGATATCCTTCTCCTGGAAGGGTTTTTTGAAGTTTCATAAAGTAAACTCTGTGATCACCGCACTCGCCTAACACACTATAATGTGCAGTATATTGCTTCCAGCAATCAATAAATCTATTCATAAAAGTATGTATAGTAGGATTGTCTGTTGACATATTCAATGCAGGTTGTTCAAGAAGAAACGCAGCATGATCTGCTTTATTATGTGCTGAATTATCTCCTAAAGTTTGACGACTAGCAGTTAAATGCAAGTCGTTCAATTTTTCATAATATTCAATAAGGGCTGCACATTCTTCGGGTCTCATAACGCCGGTCCATGTTGCAATATCTTTCTCTATAATCATACTACTATTTATGGCCAGTTTATTAATGACATGAATAGTCTGAAAGCAGATAAATACTTTACAACAACAGTGGATGAACTCAAAATATGGCAAATTTACCTATCATTAATAACCTTCGTGTAGTACCAAGAGATGCAGAATTTCTGGATAGAAAAACAGGTGCTCGTGGAGAAATATTCTATGATAAAGACAATAACACAATTAGACTGTACGATAGTCAGGTTGTAGGTGGTTTACCATTAGCAAGAGGAGATTTAACCAACGTTACTAACGCAATATTTGCAGCAAAAGCAACAGCAGCAGGCGTTGGTGGCGGTAGCGGAAGTGGTAGTATCGAAGTTAGCCAATCTGCACCAAGTACGCCGGAAGAAGGTACAATTTGGTTTAACAGTACTAATGGTACACTGTATGTCTATATCAATGATGGAGATAGTAACCAATGGGTACAACCAGTATTAGGTTACCCGGCTATTCCGTCAAATTTACAAGATTTATCAAACGTAACTATTGCATCACCAAGTGCTGATCAAGTTTTAAAATGGAACGGCAGCGCATGGATTAACGCAGCAGCACCAGCAGCTGGATTAGATCAAGCAGCAGTTAGGTCAAGTGTTTCAGTTGGCACAGAAGGAACTGCGGCAGGTGACGGAGCAGTTAGTTACGATAATACTACAGGTGTGTTTACATATACACCACCATTACTAAACAGTTTAACAGTGAGTGGTGACCTAAACCTAGGCACAAACAAAATTTTATACTCAAACGTATTTGCAACTGAAGGTGACTTACCTAACGCAGCAACCTATCACGGCATGTTTGCTCATGTACACGCAACAGCCTCAGGATATTTTGCTCATGGAGGTGCATGGATTAAACTAGCAAACAATGCAACAACACTTGCTGGTTATGGTATTACTGATGCTGCAACGTCAGCTCAAGGTACTAAAGCAGATAGTGCATTACAGAATTTAACAGCAACTTCTATTACAACACTTTCAGATGTTTCAACAAGCTCACCGAGTGCTAACCAAGTACTTAAATGGGACGGATCGCAATGGTCGCCAGCAGCAGACGCAATAGGTAGTGGTGCTACAACTGCAACTATTGCTGGTGCAACACAAGCAAATCCAGTTGTAATCAATACAACTTCTGCACACGGGTTCTATGAAGGACAACCTGTAACTATTACAGGTGTTAATGGCATGACGCAGCTTAATGGTGAGGAATACTATGTAGACATTATTAGTACATTAGAGTTTTCTTTGTATTCTGATAGTGCGTTATCAACAAGCGTTAACGGTACAGGCTTTGGTGCATGGGTATCAGGTGGTACAGCAACAGGAGGCGCAATTGCTGCTGAAGTTGGTAACTTTGTATTCACAGGTTCAAACATTGACACAAGTGACAGTTCATCTATAAGCGTTACTCCGCTTGTTACAATGCAAAGTGATCTAGTAGTTGAAAACGATTTAACTGTAAACAACCTATTAATAGCAGATCAATTTAACGCAACTAACTTTACAACAACTAATCACACAACAACAAACTTAACTGTTACTGATACACTATCAGTTAAAACCATCGCTCAAACCGATACTGGCACACCACAAATCACAAGTAGTTCAACCTTAGTTTTAGATACACAAGACGGTGTAAGAGTTACTGGTGCTCCATTTAGATTACCTAGTTTTACTACAACAGAAAAGAATGCACTAACACCAGGAAACGGTGATATGGTATACGATTCTACATTAAACAAAGCTCAGGTATATGAAAATGGTGCGTGGGCAAGTCTAGTATAGGTATAGGAAATGGCTGAAAGAGAATATATTGTAACAGTAAATTCCGACGTTGACATAACTGCATTTGATGCAGAAATGGTTTCTAAATTCGGTTCCGAAACAATTCCAAATAGAGAAGTTGTAGTTGCAAATGCACGTGAAGCTTCGCAAAGATCTACACACTTCTTTTTATCAGATGATGAAGCAGAAACTTTAAGAGCTGATGAAAGAGTACTGGCTGTTGAAATTCCTGTAGAAGAACGAGATGATGTTGAGATTAGCCTTAGAGCAAGACAGTCAGGAACATTCTATAGAGGTTCAGGTAGTGCAGGTAACATTGATAACTGGGGACTTAAACGTTGCCAGAGCTTAACAGAAAACTATGGTAATGGTAGCACACCTTCCGCCGAACAGATAGTTACACAGATAACAGATGACTATTTGTATCCACTAGACGGACACGGTGTTGATGTTGTTATTCAAGATAGTGGTATACAGGTCAATCACCCAGAGTTTCTTATGGACGATACAGATGAGTATATTAGTACACCACTTGTAGCAGATAACACCAATGGTGCAGTGTTTGATAGATCGTTATATGTACACGGATTAAAATTTGTTGTAGCAGGAGCAGTTGGCGGAGCAACAGCAGTACCCGACACTTATGTAGATAAAGTAGCACAGACTGTAAAACTAATAATCGATCCAACAGGAAATGGAATTAATTCACGTCAACAAAAAAGATTAATTGCCACACTAAAAGGTGATCCAGGAACTTATCATGCTGGATTTCCAGCAGCACAAAGAATGGGCTATGGCGGCGGATCATCATATACACCTAACTGGTTAACAGATGATGGTGCAGCAACGTATGCAGGATATATAGATTTCTTAGATAGCCATGTTGTAAATGATATGGTGTGGTATGCAAACACAAGTGGACCAAACCCAACAACCCAGCAGAGTGAAATTGAAGAAGTAATGGAACACTTATTCCATACTATACACATTTTTGGAATTCCAGGAGCAGTACCTGGAAGTGAAGATCAAGTTGTAATGACTAGCGATGCTAAGTACTCCATGGATAATACTTTCGACTGGAGAGAAACAGAATTACACAAAGCAATGCAACAAGCTATTGACGGTGGTAAATTTGATCCAAGCGGATATTCAACAGCGTACAACACAGATGGTGCTTCTGGTGCAGAAGCAGCAAGTGTAGCATACAAAGAATACACATACTTACTCAACTGGGGTATGTGGAATATGAGTGAGTTTTGGGATGGTGGAAGTTTAAGTCCTGAATGGACTGACGATATGCGTACACCAGAAGGCATTAAAGAAAACAATCCGTTAGGATATGCATTGTTCAAAAAATATTTTGAACCAGTATTAAGTAAGCCTAGTTTTACAACACTAAAAAGTATTTTTAAAGGTGCTAACTCAGGACGCAATATGTATAGACCATCTAACGGTTACAGCAGAGTGCAAGAGATAGATTGGTACGATGAAAGTGGAGTAACTGGAACACAAGACACAGTTTTTTATACAGACTATCATGGTCACGGTACACACTGCACAGGAACAGTGGCAGGTAAAACCTTTGGTTGGGCAAAGAAAGCAAGAATTTATTCAATGAAATTAGGTGGCTTAGAAGGATCAACAGATCCTGACAACGGCATTTCAATAACCAACTCTTTTGATTGTATTAGGCAATGGCACAACCTTAAACCTGTTGACCCTGTTACAGGAGTTAAACGTCCGACCATTGTTAATATGAGTTGGGGATATGGCACTAACATTCCAAACGCACAGGTTCCTGCTAGTGGAAACTATAGAGGCACAGCATGGACATACGGTGTTGAATACAGTAATATTAGTCAGGTATGGGCAAACACAGGTGTTGTACCTTATGTAGGTTCAAGATGGAAGATACCTGTCCAAGTAGCATATGTTGATGCTGAAACAGCAGACCTTGTTGCTGCTGGAGTACATGTTTGTATTGCTGCTGGAAATGACTTTTATAAAGTTGATGTTGCAGGAGGAGCAGACTATAACAATACTGTTACATTTACTGGATATGGAACATACAACTATCACAGACCTCCTTCGCCATATGCGACAACTGCATTTAACGTAGGAAACATTGACAGTAGAATTCTTAACGATCAAGATGTAACAAAGCCAGACAGTATGAAAGGCCCAGCGGTAACAATATGGGCACCTGGTACAAATATTATTAGTGCATGTTCACAGATATCAGAAATAGGTGGCCCAACACCTTATAAGCTCGATGGAAGTTTTGGGCAGCAATCTATTAGTGGTACAAGTATGGCAACTCCGCAAGTGTGCGGTGTGGGTGCTTTACATTTACAAGCAGACCCTGCATTAACACCAGCACAATTAAAACAAAAACTAGAAGATAATTCCCCTGCTGTAATGTTTACAACTGGCTCAGATACTGATTATAATGCATATACTACTAGCATTATGGGCTCTGCAGGTAAAATTTTGTATAACAAATATAAAACAGACGAAGCACACAAATTCGAAGGAAGCGTTACCATTACAAACTTAGGTATCGCATAAATACAGTAGAGGAACAAATATTATGGCATTATCATTTCCAAACAGTCCTTTAGTAGGAGACCAATATACAAGCGGTGGCGTTACATGGCAATGGAACGGTACAACTTGGGATATCGTTATCTCTGGTGGAGTCGGTGGAGGCGGTGGTTCAAGCCTATCATTTGCTACTATTGCAGTATCGGGACAAGACAGTGTTTCAGCAGACAGTGCATTAGATACATTAACTTTAGCTGCTGGGTCAGGAATGACTATTACTACAAATGCTAGTACAGATACAATTACACTAACATCAAGCGGCGGTGGAGGCGGAAATATATTTTCAACTATCACAACTGATACCGGTGCAGATGTTGTAGCAGATGCTTCAACAGATACATTAACACTTACAGGTGGAACAAATATTCAATCAGTCGGCGATGCAGCGTTAGATAAAGTAACGTTTGATATGATTCCTTTTTCAATAGACTTTTTGTCAGACGTAGACACTACAACAACAGTACCAACAACAGGACAAGTTCTAAAATGGAACGGTACATCATGGGTACCAGGTGTTGATAGTACAACAGGTGGTGCAGGTACTGATGCAGATACACTAGATGGTTTTGACAGTTCATACTATTTAAATTATAACAACCTAAGTAACAAGCCTAGTTTGTTAGCACTTACAGCTCTAAGCATTGGTGCTAATGCAACAGCATCAGGTAACGGCGGACTTGCATATGACAATGCAACAGGTGTTTTTACATACACGCCACCTAATCTTTCAAGTTTCTTAACAAGTGTAGCATTTACTGACATAACAAGTAAACCAACTACAATTGCAGGTTACGGAATTACAGATGCTTTCGATGGAGCATATGGCTCACTTACAGGTACACCAAGTATTCCATCAAATAACAATCAGTTAATTAACGGTGCAGGATATATTACAGGAATTGGTTCGTTGTCTATTGATGCACTAAGTGATGTTGACACAACAACTGCTGCACCAACAAGCGGACAAGTACTTTCTTGGAACGGCAGTAACTGGGCACCTTCAGCATCAGGCGGTGGCGGAGATGTAAACCAAAATGCGTTCTCTACTATTATGGTAGCAGGACAAAGTGATGTTGTAGCAGACAATCCAACTGACACACTAACACTTACAGCCGGTACAAACATTACACTTACAACAGACGCAAGTGGCGATAGTGTTACTATTACAGCATCAGGTGGCGGAGCAACAGACTTTGACGACCTAGGTGATGTAACATCAGCAGGATTAAAAGTTTCAGATATTTACTTGCCAGCAATTACACAATTAGTTGTTGCTGCTGTAGGTACTTCTGCTTACACATTTGACCAGTACACTGGTAATAATCCTACAATTTATGCAATTAGCGGAACAACGATTGCATTTAACTTACAGGGTGTTTCAGCAAGTCATCCATTCCAAATTCAAGATGCTACAAGTTCAGCATATGATACGGGTTTAGTACACGTATCAGATACTGGAACAGTAACTACAGGTTCTAGTGCGAATTCGAAAACTGGTGGAGTATTGTATTGGAAAATTCCTGCAGGACTATCAGGTGGTTACAGATATCAATGTACTAATCACGGTGCTATGGTAGGTTCAATTACTATTAAGAGCTTCGCTACAATCTAACACTTATTATCTTTTAATCTTTTATCAAGCATTTTTCTAACAACAATAATGTCCTGACGTTGTTCTGTTGCCTGTGTCATAGCTTTTGCATCAAATGCAAGATTAGCATGAGCTTCATCTAATTTTTTTACTACATTAATAAGTTTTTCAAGTAGACCGTTGCATTGCGCTCTTTCTACTTCGTCAGACACGTTTTTGATTCTTTCGTGAAAATCTTTAACGTCTTTTTGAAATCTAGGTTCTTCAGATAGTACTAACATCTTTGTGTAACTCCAAAATAGTTTCTATTTTTGTTCTTATTAGATTATTATTTAATGTGTTCCTAAGCCCAGTATGTAAGTTCTTGGGTAAGTAATTTAAATCACACCAACTTATTGTATTTGCTTTTGTAGTTAAAAATTCTTTCTTTACTAAACAAATATAAGTTCCGTATTCAAAACCTTTATCTTGACTCAGATACAATTCAATAGGAACAATTTTACCTTTAGAAAAATCTTCTTGCAATGCTAAACTGTCATCAATTACAGAAGTTTTTCTTGCAAACGTAGGAACAGACCACTTTTCATTCTCTAAGATTAGTAGTATTCGTTGAGTGTCTGTTGACAGATATAGTATTCCAGCTCTCTTTTGCATTAAAATACTTATGCTGGGTTAGGGTCAATTCTCCAATAACCTGGCGAGTATTCACCTTCGAATGATTTAAGCCATTCAGTACCCGTCCATTTATATTGGATGCCTGTTTTTAAGTTTTGAAAATATGTTGGATTTGCTAGTGTGTTTGGATCAGCTAATGTAACCCAATCTGTACCATTCCATTCAATAATTGAATTTGCAACAATAATAGGATCTTCCCCAGTTGATCCTTTCCATGCATCTGGACCATCATAGGCTTCGTTGTATGGAGTTTCTCTGTAACTTTGTCCAACATTATCACTATCGTTAATATTATCAAGTACTAGGTATCTTGTGCCTAGTGGTATTGCTGCGTAACTTCCCCATTTCTCAATAGGATTAAATTTATAAGGATCAATGATAGCGTCAACAGTAGCACGGGCAGCAATGCCATTCACAGTTGAAGCAATAGTAGTGTTACTTGGAATAGTATCTTGATCAAATGTTATTAATAATACTTTAGGATTAGAAGGATTAACAGCATACGATCCAACCATTTCAAATCCTGTAGGCTGTTTAAAGTATATTCTTGCTCCGGCTTTAAATCCGCCTAATCTATCTAATACACCATTCCAATCAATTTCTGTAGTTTTACTTTTTTGTTCTTTAACGTCAAGTCCTAATGCATTTACTGCTTCGTCATCATCTACAATGGTTAAGTCATAATCGTATGGTTGATTGTTGTTTGACTTGAATAGTAACACACCATAACGTGCATTTATATATTGAGTAGATTGTGCTGTTGTAGAATCATAAATTAAGTCATTTAGATTTGTTACATCACCCGACTCAGTAAATATGTTTGCAATAACACTTCTAACAACACCAAGTTTTTTAACTTTAGTTGGCGGAGAAATGTATATTGGCATTGTAAATTCTAGTGTGCATACATCAATATCGTCGTCAACTCCTGTAGGCACTGCACGTGATGTAAACTGAGTTGATTCTAAATTAATTACACTTAAACTAGTCCAATCAATGTAGTTGTCTGTTGTTTGAATAGCCATAGATGGATTAAACAACACTAATATTTGTTCTAGTATTTGTAATTTTTGATCTGTATTAGAAGTCCAAATATCTGCTTTCATTGTTAAGATAAAAGGAGTAGGCATAAGTCTTTCAACAGTGTATGCGTTACCTTGTGCGCCTGTGTAGTTAGGCTCACCTGTGACTGCGTCAAATGTAAAGTCTCTTTCTCTTACACTCATTTTACTAACAAACGAAGGATCAGTTAAACGATCTCTGTCAATTTGCAATCCTGAAATGTAACAAGACATACGAGGAACAGTAGGTAACTTGTTCTCAGAATTTTCTCTGATAATTGAAGCAACCTGTCTTGTAAGATCGCCATACATAACAGGAATTGTTTGCTGAGTTTTATCACCTGCTTCATATTTAAAGCCTATGAAAGCTCTCATAAACTGAGTTACATATCTTCTTATTTGTCCGTCGTAAAAGAAATCCATTAATCGTCTGCCTTGGGTCTAAGAGCTTTACTCAAACTCTGTTTTTCTGAAACTTGTTTGCCACCTATATTATTAACTGTTGTATTGTTAATAAATGAATCCTTACCTTTACTTATTGCAGGATCGTGTCCAGCAAAGTCTTTACCTGCACCTACTTGACTTGGACCTAAGTTACTTCTTGTCATTCTTACATCATCTTCAGTTTTTCTCCAACGTATTCCGTCAAATCTAAACAAGCGTGTAGGTTTGTAATCAGTACGTAAGTGAAACTGTCCTTCGATAGGATTGAGAGGAAATGCTATACCTTGTGTAAACGGTGCACCATTTTCTGGTAACCCGTCACCAATTAGATAACCTTTATATGCATTACCTTCTGGTGTTTGGTATGCAGTGTCAGCGGTAATAGACATATAAACTTCGTTACCGTTGTCATCAAGTAATGTATTACCATCTTTGTCTGTACTAGGAATTAGTAAGTCGTCACTATCAGCTGTAACAAGTTCTGTGTTACCTTTATTGTCAGTTTGCATAGTATAGAATCTACTAGTGTCATAACCTGACTGTGGTGAATCCGCTTCAGCTTGATCAAGTACTGCTTGTGTAACTTGCATTTCTTTTTCATACGTACTCATAATATCTTTGAGTGTATCTGCAAGTTTATAGTAGGTTGCATTAGGTGGTTCAACACCACTAATTTCTGATATAACTTGATACTTCTCACCGTTAGGAGCAATAACTATATCGCCTGGGAAGTAAGTTGAATCAGCATTCCAAGTACCTTTTAGTGCTTCTTTGTCTGCAATGCCATCTAAAATTTGTTTGAATTCTTGTGAATCTACTAATGGTTTACACTTTGCTCTATACAAGTGTGGATACCATGTATTTGAAAATCCTTCTGCTGCACGATTAACATCTTCAATTACATAAAAACGTTTTAGTGCATAATTTAAATCATTAAGAGCATGTTCGTCATCTAAGTGAGGCAATTCAATAACATCGCCTGACATAATTTTTCTACCTAGTTTTTCGACAGTATCATTAATATGAAATGTAATAAACACTGTATCATTTTGTAGAAATAAGCCAAACTGACTTAGATTAAAATCAATGTCTTGTACATTGTATACACCACGTAATCTATAAATATCTGGATCATACTTGCGATCTCTATTTTCTAAGAACAGCATATCCTGAATATTTGTAGGATCATCTGCGCTATATGTTGGTGTTGATGGTGTATTTTCTTGTGCGTTTCCTGGGCCTATGTACTTGTGTACTAAGACATCGGTACCGCCCACTTGGAACATTTCCCAAACGGTTTTATCTTGAAATTTGTAATCGTTCCCTTTTTCGGGTCTATATAAACTCAGTCTTGGCATAGTATAAGTATTTACCTAAAGTTACGAAAGGCATAAATACTTATATGAGCCAAATAGAAACAGCAAAACAAGAAGTATTCGACTATTGTAAAGCAATGCTAGGCGATGGAATGATCGACGTCGAGCTAGATCCTATTCACTATGATACAGGACTAAAACGTGCTTTGGGTGTTTTTCGACAGCGAAGCGACAATGCCGTTGAAGAAAGTTACATAACACTTACGCTAGAAAAAGATAAGAACGAATATACTTTGCCACATGAAATACAGCAAGTGAGGCAAATATATAGAAGAAGTGTTGGTAGCAGAACAGGTAACGGTACAGGCGGTACAGTGTTTGAACCTTTCAACTTAGCATACACTAATACATATTTGTTGAGCTCAACTAACATGGGTGGACTTGCAACTTATGAATTATTTGCACAGTACCAAGAACTTGTTGGAAAGATGTTTGGATCATTTATTAATTTTACTTGGAATCCTCAAAGTAAAAAGTTAATTATTATGCAACGTCCAAGAGGAGAAGAACAAGTACTTCTTTGGGCATATAATGAAAAGCCTGATTATACAATTTTACAAGATGTATATGCAGGGCAATGGATTAAAGATTATACACTAGCTAACTGTAAAATTATGTTAGGACAAGCAAGAGAAAAATTTGCAAGTATTGCAGGGCCACAGGGCGGTACAGCCCTAAACGGACCATCGTTAAAAGCAGAAGGTGCAGCAGATTTAGAAAGACTTACAGTGGAACTTACAACTCAAGTTCCAGGTGGTCATGGCTACAGTTGGGTTATAGGATAATGAAAGCAGACGAATTTATGTGGGAAGGCGAAGAACTATACGACGGTATGGTTTGGGGCAGAGGTAAGTCTACTGCTAGAGGTGGAACAGTCAAGATGAAGTTCCGTTGTCCATCAGGCCCACGCAAAAGTAGGCAAGTATCACATCCGTCCAAATGTTGGGATCATCCTAATATTGCACAAGCACAGCGTATGAAAACTACTCGTGCTAGAACTGGTCCTCAGCAGGCCAGACGTCAGTCGCGTACCAAAAATATCAATACAGCAACTCGTTTGGTAAGAAGACTTAATAAATTCAAATAAAATACTTGACATTCGATGTTTATCCTAGTATACTGTAAAGTATATTAACTAGGAGAGCATATTTGTGATTATTGGTGTATGTGGTTTTATCGGTAGCGGCAAAGACACTGTCGCTGACTATCTAGTAAACTTTCATGAATTTAGAAGAGAAAGTTTTGCTGATACATTGAAAGATGCAGTTGCATCTGTGTTTGGATGGGACCGAACTTTACTTGAAGGAAGAACAAAAGAAGCACGTGAGTGGCGTGAAGAAGTAGATCCTTGGTGGGCAGAAAGACTAGGAATGCCAACGTTAACACCGAGATGGGTATTACAATATTGGGGTACTGAAGTATGCCGTAAGAGCTTCCATGATGATATTTGGATTGCTAGTTTAGAGAACAAAATACGTAATTCTAAAGATGATATTATTGTAAGTGATGTTCGTTTTCCTAATGAAGTAAAAGCAATTAAGAATCAAAATGGTAAGATGATATGGGTACAACGTGGACGGTTACCCAAGTGGTATGACACAGCACTTGAAGCAAATGCAGGTAGAAACATAGCAATCAATGAGCTAAAAATACAGAAAATACACGCTTCAGAATGGGCTTGGGTAGGTACTAAATTTGACCATATTATTCACAATGATATGAAAATTGACGACTTATATAACGAAGTAAAAGCTCTAGTAGTCAGCAGTTAAGTCGCCCTGTTTCCATTTAATACCTTCTTTAGAAAGCACAGAAATACAGTTAGCACACACTGTCTTTAGATTGCTGGGCCTGCAGTTGTCTAGGTTTCCATCTAAGTGAAGTACTCTAAATACCTCAGGATGTGGTGATTTAAAACCACATTTATCACATGCTGACTTTTGTTTATATCCAGCACGAGCCCATCTAGGCACACCTGTGTATTGTCCGTGACTATTACAAACTTCACATAGATTCCTATAGTAGGTCTTCTTACCTTTCTTATAGTTAACAGCACGTGGCCGTAATCCGCACTTACAAAGAGGTCTCATGCTAGTATTTACACCTTTTCAACCCCTTTTTCTAATGGTTAAACCAGGTAATTTCTATAAGATGTGCTAAATACAATTGCAACAAGTTTACGTAATAGACTGATACGAACATATTACCAGGAGATAAAAAGATGGCATTAACATCACCAGGCGTAGAAGTAACAGTAATAGACGAGTCGTTTTATACCCCAGCAGAGCCTGGTACAACTCCTCTAATTGTTATTGCTTCATCGCAAGATAAATTAAACGCAGCGGGAACGGCTACAGCAGCTGGAACGCTAAAAGCTAACGCAGGTAAAGCATATAAAGTTACCTCACAGAAAGAATTAGTAGACCTTTTTGGTGTACCAACATTCAAAAAGACAGCGAGCAACACTCCAATACACGGA